GACGTACTCGCCGAGGTGGGGCAGGACGGCCGCCATCGCGGCCTTCTCGTTATGGGTGGGATCGATCACGACGCCGCCTCCCACCTTCAGTCGTTGCAGATGAATGTCCTGGCAGCGCATCGAGCAGAAGCGCTTGAACAGGGGCTTTCCGTCCGGCGCACGCGGGCCGTTCCTCGGCGAAAGCCAGCAGAAGCCGCGTCCCTCTCGTCCGCAGATCGCGCATATCACGCCGCCCTCCGGTGTTCGTCGTTGGCCGCCAGCACGAGGCGCTGGATCGACGACTTGTTGAACTGGAAGGCGAGCAGTGCCGAGGCCTGATAGCGCGTGAGTCCGAAGTCGGCCCGCAGGGCAGGCGGCAAGTAGCGCAGCTGCTTCTCGGAGGGTGGCTCGTTGAGCCAGCGGCGGGTCTTGTGGGCGGTGTCGAGGGACTCGTTGTCGTTGAGCCAGTCGTCCGCCTTGGCCATGCAGACGGTGCGATCGCCGACCGCCAGCAGACGGGGCTGCAGATCCTTGCCGCCACCGACCGCATGCCAGCGGCCGTTGAGGAAAAAGATGCCGCCCCAGGCACCGAAGCCGGTCGCCATCAAGGCGTCGTCGCAGCCGAAGAGGTCGCACCAGCGAAAGTTGGAGCGCTTGAGCAGATCGATCTCCGTCATGACGAAGTCGTCCAGCGCCTCTGCCTGCTCCGTTTCTTCGCGGGTCCACTCGAAGCCGCACAGGGGGCACTCGTGGCAGCCGAGCGGGACCAATGCCTCGCAGGAGGGGCAATCCTTGGTCGGCGCCTCGCCCTGGCGCTGGTGGCCGTCCAGGTTGACCTCCTGCTCCAGAGAACCGTGCATGAGCGTCGCGGTGCCGAAGTCGAGCACGATGCAATCGGTCTTGACCACGCCGGGATGCTCGGCCGGGTCGACGGTGCGCAGCCCACGACCGATCATCTGGGTCAGTGTCGACTTGTGCGAGCTCGGTCGCAGCAGCACCACGCAGGACGTGGGCGTGTAGTCGTAGCCCTCGGTCAGCACCGCCACGTTGACGACGACTTGCGCCTCGCCGGTCTCGTACTCGGCCAGGCGCACCTTGCGTTCGGCGTCCGACAACTCGCCGTGGATCAGCACGGCGCGGATGCCGGCGGCGACGAAGGCGTCGGCCACGCACTGCGCGTGGGCCACGGTGGAGCAGAACACGATGGTCTTGCGGTCGCCGGCCTTCTCGCGCCAGTGGCGGATCACCGCGTCGGTGATCGGCGTCTTGTTGAGGATCGCCTCCACCTCGGTCATGTCGAAGTCGGTGGCTGTGCGACGCACCTGGGCGAGGGCCGATTGCGCGCCGACATCGATGACGAAGGTGCGCGGCGGCACCAGATGGCCAGAGGCGATGAGCTCGCCCAGGGTGATCTGGTCGGCCACGTTGCTGAAGACCTCGCGCAGCCCCTTGCCGTCGCTGCGTGCGGGCGTTGCTGTGGCACCGAAGATCCGCGCCCGGGGGTTGCGCGACAGCACGCGGTCGATCACGCGCCGGTAGGAGGGCGAGGCGGCGTGATGCGCCTCGTCGACCACCAACAGATCGAGCGTGGGCATCGCGTCGAGATGAGCGTCACGCGAGAGCGTCTGCACCATCGCGAAAGTGGCGCGCCCGGCCCAGGACTTCTCCTTGGCGTCGAACACCGAGGTGGTGAGGCCGGGATTGACCCGCCCGAATTTCTCCCGGTTCTGACCGGTGAGTTCATCGCGGTGGGCGAGGATGCAGGCCTTTGCGTCGGGCTCGTCCAGCACGCTGCCGGCCACCGCCGACAGCATGATGGTCTTGCCCGAGCCGGTGGGACCGATGGCCAGGGTGTTGCCATGCTGGTGCAGCGCCGCGAGTGAGCGCTCCACCAGCAAGGCTTGACGGGGACGAAGCATCATGACGGCAGTCCCCCTTACTGCGCCCAGCTCGGGCGGCCCGAGACTGGGGCGCGACCGGTGGCCTGGGCGTAGGCGTTCGCCGTGGTGGATGCCGGGGAGGTGGCAGGCGCGCTACCCATCCGCGCGGCGTAGTCCTTGTGATCGGGCTGGATCGCCTGCTTGATGACGGCCTTGTCCTGACCGTGCTGGTCCTTCTCCCAGTCGACCTTGCCGAGGAACTCGATGCCGTCGAGGTCGGCGAAGCCGGCAATGCGCCGCGCGTTCTGGGCCTGGGGACTGGCATCGCCCGGATGGACGCCGCGCGCGGAGTTGAGGATCGCCTTGACGAAGGCGCGGCCCATGTTCGCCCACTCGGGGCCCTTGGGGCTGTGGAGGCCGATCAGCGACCACATCTTGCGGCGGGCGTACTCGCCCTCCATCACGACGAACTCGCAGTTGAGGTACACCGAGCCGGTGTTCTCGTTGCGGGTCGCGTAGCCGCCGGTCCACCCCTGGCTCGCATCGTCGAAGCCACCGGGGCGGATGGTCATGCGCACGCGCACCAGCGTGCCTTTGGGGATCAGGTCGAACGAGGACTGCTCGTTGGCGTCGTTGAAATCGAAGTAAGTCATGGCGTAGCTCCTTATTGCTGCGCGGATTCGGAAGGCGCAGGGCGCGCGAAATCGAGGCGTTCGAGAGCGGGGCGGGCAGGGCCGGCGATCTTGGTCATCAGCCGGCCTAGGTGAGGCTCCTCGATCTGGTCGAGGCGCCCGGAACGATCCTTGGCGGGGTAGCCCCAGGGGTTGAGCGTGTGGCAGACGAAGGCGCGATAGGCGGTGCCGTCGTCGGCCTTGAGCTCGGCGAGCGTCACCACTTCGTCGACGATGCCGGGCAGTTCCAGCCCGGTCTTGGAACCGTCGATCTGTAACTGAAAGACGCGGCGATTGAAGTCGTCGAGCCGCTCGTCGAGGATGCCGACGAACCAGACGTTCTTGCCCCGGGTGTGCTGCAGGTGGGTGAGCCAGGCGATCATCTCCTGGCCCATCAGGCCGTAGGCCCCGCGCGTGTCCGGCTTGCCGGTCTTCTCGGAGAAGGCCTGCGGCTGGCCCTTGCACCACTGCAGGCACAGACGCCCGGCGACGGTGATCGAGTCGACGAATACGGTCTCGTACTTGTCGAGCACGGACGGATCGCCGAAGCGGGCGCAGACGGCGTCGAAGTGCGCCTGGCTGAACGGTTGCTCGTCGCGCAGCGCCGGATTCGGGCCGCCGATGAACACCGCGAAGTCGCGGCATTCCTGCCAGGTGCGCGGCCGGATCGTGTCGCCGGCCCATCCTTCGACGGCGAGATCGCCCGCCTCGAGGTCGAAGAACAGGGTGGCCTCGGGCGCCAGCGTCCAGAGCTGCGAGGTCTTGCCGATGCCGCTCTTGCCGACCAGCACGCCCTTGACGCCGCGCTTCTCGGCCAGGCGCTGGTCGGCGGAGATGATGGGAAGGTTCATGCGCGGCCCTCCTTGTCGGAGAAGGCCTGCTCGATGCGGTACGCGCCGAGTGCGCCGCGCTTGCGGGCGAGGTCGTAGAGTTCGCGCAGGGCATTCATGCGGCGGCTGATCGGCCGGACCTCGTTTTCGAGGGCGATGACGGCGAAGGCGATCTGGTCCAGGGTGGCGCTTTCGAGCGGCATCTCGATACCATCCACGCGGACCGTGGCCGGCAACTCGTCCAGCAGGTAGGGATGCTTGTTCTTCAGCTTCTCGAGCAAAGTGCGGTTCTTGAACATGGCGGTCACTCCTTCATCAGGGCGAGGCGGAAGCCGGGCTTGCCGGTCTTGAGCGTGCGGGCGGGCGCGAAGGCGCTCTTCAGCGACTCCGGCCAGGCGTTGAACTTGGTTTCCGAGACGCGATAGCTGATCTCGACGTACTCGGCCGGGTCCTCGCCGCCGTTGGCGATGCGGCGAACGACCTCGGCAAGGCGCCGCTGATCCCACTCGACCCGCTTGGGTAGGTCGGCAGTGACGCGCACGTGGCCGTCATCGAAATGCACGATGCCGGTGTCCTTGCCGGCGGCCAGGCGCAGGGCATGGGCGCGGTCGGCGTATTTCAGTTCGAGTGCCCGGTCGATGTGCTCGACGATGGCGCGGGCCACCGAGAGCAGATCGGCGGCATCGTTCTTCAGCTGGAACAGCGCCTCGCTTTGCAGCGCGGCCAGCTCGCCGGCCGGCGTGGCGAGAACCTGGTCGGGGGTGAGGCGGCTCATGCGACACCTCCCGCGCTGGCGCGCTCGGAGGTGCTCTTGCGCAGGCATTCCGCTTCGTAGGACTCGACGTCCTCGACACGGTAGAGCACGCGCCCTTGGAGCTTGAGAAAGACCGGCCCGATTCCTTCGGAGCGCCAGCGTTCCAGGGTGGCTTCGCTGACGCCCCAACGGTCGGCCAGTTGGCGTTGGTTGAGGTGTTTGATACTCACGATTCGCTCCTTACGGGTTGTTGCGGAAACGTGAGGTCAGTCTCGGAGCCGGGATGTGCGGGCGTCCGCCACCGCCATGTACGGGCGGATGTACGGGCGTGGCTGAAGTGGGGAAATGCGGGGCCCAGAAAGCGAAAAACCGCCCGAAGGCGGTCGTGTGGATCAATGAAGGATGGGCAGTGCAGGTCAGTCGAGCCGGAACCGGTATTTGCCCTTCTCCGGGTTGTCGATGTAGTCCTCCCAGTGGATGTTGCCGCTAAAGAGGTTCTGCATGCGTTGGCTGCGGGCGGCTTTCTTGTCGGAGTAGGCGGCCGCCAGGATCTCGCCGGCCGACAACAGCCAACGGTCGTTCACGGCTTGCTCGTACATGTAGCGGACAGCCGCCGCTTGGCGCTCGCCCTTGATTACCCAGGGCCTGTTGCTCTTGCTGCGAATAGTGAGCGTGTGGGTGTATTCGTCGAAATGTACGGGCAGCACTGGTCGAAGCGTGCCGTCCGCGGGCGTCGCCAAGGTGCGGTGGAGCAGGTCCACGTCCACGGTGGGTGTCGGCACGTAGTCCACGAGCACATCGCCTACGGCTGCGAAGCGGTAGTTCCTGGGAGGACGGATGAACTCGGGCAGGGGCTGTCCCGACGTCAGAATCAGGCCCTGGTCCGGCAGTGTCGGGGAATGCAAATGCCGGAAGACGTCGTCCACCGATTGCGCGAGCCCGCGAACGAACCACACCTCTGTATGTGCCAGGCCGATCCGCGCCTTGCCGAGATGCCACAGCACGCCGTCGATGGCGGGCGATTCGATTCCTTTGCGCATAGCCTGTGGAATGTCGAGCAGATCGGCAACGGTGCCGAGCAGGATGGCGGGGCGAACGGCGTAGACCGCTACGTCCACGGCATCGACGAATCTCAGCCGGAAGGATTCCGGGCAGCGATACCGGTATCGGGCCGGATCGTCGTCCTCCTCCAGTTCGACGGGGACGTGTTCGTCACGGCATGGCGCCGGGAAGGAGCCGGCGTAACCGACGCGTTCGAGCCACGCATCCCGCGCCTTGGGCGGCATCGACGTAATACGGGAGAGGTCCCAGCCGGGAACACCGCGCAGGACTTGGCCATCGACATCGGCGAGCGGCTGGCGAGAGCGCTCGAACAGGTCGAGCAGTTCAAGCAGCGACTTCGTCGAGAGGTGCTTCGACGACATCACCGATCTCCTTGACCAGCTTCCATTTGGCGAGCAATCGATCGCACAGCGCCCGGTCCTTCTCGCGCTTGGTCTTGATGTTGCACTTGTTGTCGTCGCGCAGAATGACGGAGATCGTTCGCGCCCGTTCCCGGCCGACCTTCTTCAGGCGAATGGACAATCTGGCGTAGGTCAATCGGTGGTGGCGGAAGTCGAAGGACGGCCCGATCAGCGACTTCGCAGCCGTGTGGATGTCGTCGGGGTCCTTCGCCCAGATCTTCACCAGCAGCGAACGGTGGTTCGAGTCCGTGTAACCGAGCTCAGCCACCTTGACCGAAGCGACATTCTCGCCTGTGAGGTCGAAGGCGCGCGGCGCCGCGAGGCTTTGGTAGTCGTACTGCTTGATCGGGATCTTCTCGCCGGTGATCGGCGACTGCAGCAAGCCGTCGGCCACGATCCGCGCCAGGGCTTCGCGGCCGCCGGTGTCTTTGGACAGGACTTCGAGGTGGCCGTTGGCCGGCTCATAGGTGATGTGCGACGACACCGCCCGGATCACCTCTTGCGGCACCAGTTCGCTGGACTGCACGCAGTCGATGATCTCGGGAGGGCGGTTGTGGTGGATGCTGATCTGATACAGCTCCACGTCCTCGCCGGTCTGCGTGTCGGGGCGCAGGCGCTTGAAGATCTGGATCGCGACGGCGTCATTGGAACAGCCGAGCTGCTGAGCGACGGTCTGGTGAAACGCCTCTTTCGCGGCTGCATCGTCGAGTACGGCGAGGTTGGTCGGTGCCATGAAGCCGGAGTAGCAGGAGGCGCTTTGCCGGAAGACGTCGGCCTGCCGGGCATTCAGCGCCTCCTCGAAGATCCTGGGTTCGTTGAGGTGTAGCCACAGCGCGCGGTGATACTGGTTCGGGATCGCGGCGAAAGCCTCCCGGTCCTGATCATCGAAGATGTCGTCCTTGAAGCCGTCGATGACGTCCTGCCCGGGACCGTCCGACAGCAGGACGATCCGCTCGGCCACTTCCTCGATCCGTTGCCGTTCGCCCACCCCGAGGGCGGAGAGGACAGCCTCCATCGGTTCGCGCTGCTGCTTCTTCGGTTTCTTCGGGTCCAGGTCCGGCATGGCCAGGCCGAACTCGTGCACCATGAACTCGCGGAACACCTCCGGTGGCAGGTGGCCCAGCAGCTTGGACAGGTTCTCTGCATCGTTCATCGACTCCCCCTTTCGCAAGGCGTTGATCGGGTTGGTATCAGCCCGACCCGCCCCTTCTTCTTGTTGGGGTGTGCAGACCGATGGCGTTCGGCGTACCGAACGATTCTGATTGTCTCGGAGCGGTGCGGGGTTTGTCAAGCAGGTACGAAAACGTTCGGTCTGGTGGTAACATATTCGGACTGACGCAGAACGTTTAGGAGAGTCCAGTGCCATCGCTCTTGGGGGACAAGATCCGCGCCTTGCGGAAGCAGAAGCGGCTCAGCCTCGAGCAGCTGGCCGAACTGACCGACTCCAGCAAGAGCTACATCTGGGAGCTGGAGAACAAGGACGACCCGAAGCCATCGGCCGAGAAGATCGGAAAGATCGCGGCCGCGCTGGACGTCACCACGGAGTTCCTGCTGACCGAGTCCGTGACCACGCCAGACGAGGAGGTGCTCGACGAGGCCTTCTTCCGCAAGTACAAGAGCATGTCCGAGCCGGACAAGAAGAAGATCCGCAAGATCCTCGACGCGTGGGAAGATGAATGACAGAGGCGAAAAAGCCCATGGCCGAGGCCAACCGCATCTCGGCCATGCTCAACACGGTTCTGGGTGCGGATCGGTTTCCCGTCAAGGTCGATGAGCTCGCCCTGGAGTACTCGCGCCAGTGTTTCGCCGACTCGCCGATCGACAAGATCCGGGGAGAGGATCTGGACGGGTTCGACGGCCTTCTGGCGGCCAACAAGACGCGCTCGAAGTGGCTGATCCTCTACAACAGCGCCACTCCATCGGAAGGCCGCAAGCGCTTCACGATCGCGCACGAGTTCGGTCACTACATCCTGCACCGCCATCAGCAGGATCGTTTCGAGTGCGGCGACGACGACATCGAGACCGGTGACAACGACGAGCGGGACATCGAGGCCGAGGCGGATCTTTTCGCGTCCACCCTGCTGATGCCGCTGGACGACTTTCGGCGCCAGGTCGACGGGCAGCCGGTCAGCTTCGATCTGCTGGGTCACTGCGCCGACCGCTACGGCGTCTCGTTGACTGCGGCAGCTCTGCGCTGGACCGAGATCGCGCCCAAGCGAGCGGTGCTGATCGCCAGCCGCGACGACCACATGCTGTGGGCCAAGTCGAACAAGGCGGCCCTCAGGTCCGGCGCCTATTTCGCGACCCGCAGGAACACCATCGAACTACCGCACGATGCTCTGGCGCACAGCTACAGCGCCTTTGACATGGCCGACAGCCGGACGGGGCGCGCCCAGTCCTGGTTTGCCCGTGAACCTGCCAGCATGCCGATCACCGAAATGACCCGCGTCGCGGGCCAGTACGACTACACGCTGACACTGCTACTGCTGCCGGAAGCGGAGTGGCAGGGGGCACATCATGACGACGAAGAGCCGGAGGAAGACACCTACGATCGCTTCATCCGCAACGGCCAGTATCCGGTGCGGTAGCTCATGGCGGATCGATCATGAGCGCCCACAAGTGGCAATTCGCCTCCCGTTTCCGCCGTCATGCGTTCGGCTGGCGATCCGACACGCCGGTGCAGCGGATCAAGGAAGCCATCGCGGAGATCAAGCAGGTCGCCCGCAAGGAGCCTGTGCTCGCGGCTGAGGGTGCCATCACCTTGCTGGAAAAGCTCTCGCCGGCCTTGGAACAGGTCGACAGCTCATCGGGCGCCCTGGGTTCGGCCGTCAACAAGGCCATCGACACCCTGGTGCCGATCATCGTCAAAGCGGATGTCGATCCACAGCTGCGGCAACGCTGGCTGGAGCGTTTGTGGCAGGCGCTGCAAGACGACGAAATGCCCTACATCGAACTGCTGGGCGACTACTGGGGCGAGCTGTGCGTGACCCCGGAGCTGGCATCGCACTGGGCCGACGAGTTCATGCCTGTCGTTGAAAGCGTGTGGAGCCCGAAGGCGTCTGGTCATGGATTTTTCAAGGGCACCAGCGCCTGCCTGGCATCCTTGTACGCCGCAGGCCGCCACCAGGAACTACTGGCGCTGATCGACAAGGCCCCATTCAAGTGGTGGCACGATCGGCGCTGGGGTGTGAAGGCACTGTCGGCGATGGGCAAGAAGGCGGAGGCGATCCGCTACGCCGAGGAATCACGTGGTCTCAATGATCCGGGCTGGCAAATTGCGCAAGCCTGCGAGGCCCTCCTGTTGTCCTCCGGATTGACCGACGAGGCCTACCGGCGCTATGCCTTGGAGGCGAATCAGGGCACAACGAACCTGGCGACGTTTCGTGCCATTGCCAGGAAGTATCCCAACAAGCAGTCGGAAGAGATCCTGCGCGACCTGATTGCCAGCACGCCCGGCGCCGAGGGCAAATGGTTTGCCGCCGCCAAGGACGCGGGGCTGTTCGCCGTCGCTGCTCAACTGGCGACACGCAGCCCGACCGATCCGCGCACCTTGACCCGCGCCGCCCGCGACTTTGCCGTGAAGCAGCCTGACTTCGCGCTCGCCGCCGGCCTGGCCGCGTTGCGCTGGATCTCCCTCGGATATGGCTACGACATCACCGGGGCTGATGTGCTCGATGCTTATTCGGCAGTCACGCAGGCGGCGGCAGGCGCAGGCGTCCCTCCCCAACGCGTGAACGAGCAGATCCGGGAAATGATCGCCAGCGCTCAGCCCGGAAATTCGCTGATGGAGACGATCCTCGCCCGTCATTTATCGCACTGACAGGGACCGGCTTTTCGCCACAGCCCGCATCAGTCCGCACGCCTCCGAAACTCCCTCATGGTGTCGGCGGCAGTCCGTCCTGACAATTTCGCTTCATGCGAGTTGGACAGACGGGACCGCTACCGATGCATCGATTCAACCATCTACCACCCGACCGGATGACGCCGGAACAGCGTCGGCGTGAGATTGCGTCACTGCTGGCGAACGGATTGGTGCGCTTGCGCAACGGAGGTGCTGCGCAGTCCGCAAATATGGCCGCAGAGAGCGAGTTTGAGCTTGGCTTTTCCGGCAACCAGCGCGTTCATTCAGACCCCGTCAACAAGACAACTACGGAGTCAGAATGAGCACGCCGAAAGAGACATTTTCACCGCCGCCATCGGTGGCGGCGCAAATCGCCCGGTTGCCCGATCTGCCGATGGCCGAGATCAGGGCGCTCTGGAAAAAGCTGGTCGGTGAGGACGCGCCCACGCACAACCGCCAGTTCCTTGAGCGACGCATCGCGTACCGGCTGCAGGAAGCAGAATTTCGCAAGGCCAATGCCGGCCTGCTGGATCGCAACAAGCGGCGGATCGCCGATCTGGTGGAAACCGGCAAGGTCAGGAAGCACGACCGCGATTATCGGCCGGCGGCCGGCACGGTGCTGACCCGGGAATACAAGGGCGTCGAGTACAGGGTTGTCGCGACCGCCGATGGTCAGTACGAATTCCAGGGGCGCACCTTCGCCAGCCTTTCGATGATCGCCCGCGAGATCACGGGCACACGGTGGTCCGGTCCGCTGTTCTTCGGACTCAAGCCGTCGGCCAATCCCAAGTCCGGCACCAGGAAGGGAGGCCGGCGATGAGCGAAGTCTTGAAGCGTCGCATGCGCTGCGCGGTCTACACGCGCAAGTCCACGGACGAGGGCCTGGACCAGGAATACAACTCCATCGATGCGCAGCGCGACGCGGGCCATGCCTACATCGCCAGCCAGCGCGCCGAGGGCTGGATTCCAGTTGCCGACGATTACGACGATCCCGCGTTCTCGGGCGGCAACATGGACCGGCCGGCGCTCAAACGGATGTTGGCGGATATCGAGGCCGGCAAGATCGATGTGGTTGTCATCTACAAGATCGACCGCCTGACACGCAGTCTGGCGGACTTCTCCAAGATGGTCGAAGTGTTCGAGCGGTATGGGGTGTCCTTCGTCTCGGTCACGCAGCAGTTCAACACCACCACCTCGATGGGGCGGCTGATGCTGAACATCCTCCTGTCCTTCGCCCAGTTCGAGCGGGAGGTGACCGGCGAGCGCATCCGCGACAAAATCGCCGCCAGCAAGCGCAAGGGCATGTGGATGGGCGGCGTGCCGCCACTCGGCTACGACGTCGAAAACCGGCGGCTGGTCCCGAATGAGCAGGAGGCCAAGCTGGTCCGGCACATCTTCCGGCGTTTCGTCGAGCTCGGCTCCAGCACGATGTTGGTCAAGGAGTTGAGACTGGACGGCGTGACGTCGAAATCCTGGACTACGCAGGACGGCAAGGTCAGGGAAGGCAAGCCGATCGACAAAAGCCTGGTGTACAAGCTGCTCAACAACCGCACCTACCTCGGCGAACTGCGCCACAAGGAGCAGTGGTACCCGGCCGAGCATCCGCCGATTATCGACCGGGAGCTGTGGGATCAGGCTCACGCCATCCTGGCCACCAACGGCCGGGTCCGCGGCAACACCACGCGGGCGACCGTGCCCTATCTGCTCAAGGGCATCGTGTTCGGCAACGATGGCCGGGCGCTGTCGCCCTGGCACACCACGAAAAAGAACGGGCGTCGCTATCGCTATTACGTCCCGCAACGAGACTGCAAGGAATATGCGGGGGCGTCCGGGTTGCCGCGTCTGCCGGCTGCCGAACTGGAATCGGCGGTGCTCGACCAGTTGCGTGCGATTCTGCGCGCGCCCGATCTTCTGGGCGAGGTGTTGCCGCAGGCGATCGAGCTCGACCCGACCCTGGACGAAGCGCAGGTCACGGTGGCCATGACCCGGCTCGACGCGATCTGGGCTCAGCTGTTCCCGGCCGAGCAGAGCCGGATCGTCCGGCTGCTGGTTGAGAAAGTGATCGTGTCGCCCAACGACCTCGAGGTGCGGCTGCGCGCCAACGGCATCGAGCGTCTGGTGCTGGAGCTGCGTCCCGAGCCCGTCGAACAGCAAGAGGAGGTGCTGGCATGAGCGATATCCGCATCCAGAAGACCGGCGAGCCGGACATTCTCCAGACCAGCGACGGCAGGCTGACCCTGTCGGTGCCGATCCGGATCAAGCGGCGCAGCGGGCGCAAGCTGGTCACGCTGCCGAACGGCGAAACTGCCCCCGTGAGGCCGTGGGACGTAACCCCGACGCCGCTCCAGTTAGCGCTGGCCAGAGGGCATCGGTGGCTGGCCATGCTGGAGTCGGGAGAAGCGAAGTCACTGAAGGAGATCGCCGCGCGGGAGGGGATCGACAACAGCTACGTGAGCCGGATGGTCAACCTGACCACGCTGGCGCCGGACATCGTAGCCGCGATCCTGGACGATACGCTGCCGAGCCACATCACGTTGTTCGACCTGGCGGTTGATCCACCGGCGCTGTGGGATGAGCAGCGGGAGAGAGTCGGACTCTGAGGCGGAAACTCCGCCTCAGCTCAACATGCTTTTGAGATCCTTGAGCATCAGGAACAGATGGTACGGATCGGTCGGGCTGGGCTCGAATTCCCAGGATTCGTACCACTGCCGCGCCGCGTCGTCCTTGGCATGGACCAACAGGCAGCGAATCCCGGCGATGTCGGCAGCCTGTGCGGTGCGCAGCAGGGCGTCTTTGAGCAAGGCCTGGCCCAGACCTTTACACTGATGCGCCTTGTCCACGGCGAGCCGAGCCAGGATCATGACCGGCACCGGGTGACGCGCCAGCCCCTTCATCACTCGCGACGGCGCGGCTTCCGGATCGACACTGCCGACCGCGAGGCTGTAGAAGCCGACCACCACATCACCCTGGCAGCAGACATAGGTCTGCGCGCTATTGGCCTTTTGGTTGATCAGCGCGTAGCGCTGCAGGAACTGGTTCAGCGCGGCCTGGCCGCAGTCGAA